TTCGGAAAGAATTTAGAAATGAAATATTACTAATATCTTTTGTAATAAATGTAGTATTTATGCGTCCGGAGTTATATTTAGAAAATATAAAAGAAATGTAAATGGATGATTATAATACCTCTGTGTTGAGCGAAGCAAAAAATGAATATTCGGCCAATCTTGTAAATATTCTTACACCATTATTAATTCAAGGTTTACAGTCTATATTTAAAGAAGCTTGTTCTTTGTGCAAAGATAATGATGAATATGATAAATATTTAATGACATTTCAAAATTTTCTCACTAGAGTACCAAAATGGAATCAAGAGCTTATTGATAATGAAACAAAAAGAATTATTCAGCAAAGCAAATGTAATTATTTAGCAGATTTATTGACATGTGTACATATTACTCAATTGAAGGTATTAACTAGTATACGAGTAGCTACAAAACAAAAGAAAATTGATATTGATATACCCAAATTATCCGATTTTATTCATAAAGTATACATTAAATGTGCTCGTAAATGTTATAGCAATGTTTACTTATTTGAAACTGATATAGAACCATTAACTCAGCAAAAGAATTTTCGCGAATGTGAAACTATTTGTAAAGAATGTATCTTAAATACAGTAAGAGAAAGTATGCCCGTTGAGAAAATCCTCAGAGCATATATGGATGAAACAACAGAAGAAGAAATAGTAGAAGAAGAAATAGTCGAACCTGTTAAAGCAACAGATGCCTCCAATAATTTACAGGAATCCATTTCTGCCGAAGTTAAAGAAGAAATTAAGAAAGCCGCGGACGCAATAAAATCAGGAGTAGATAATATTAAATCGGATGATGATACTGCAAAAGTATCCGAAGAGAAAAAGGACGGACAGCTTAAATTAGAAATTGAAGAAACTATTAAAGATTTAGAGAATAAATTACAGAGCGAAAAAGAAGTTATAAACCCAACAGTTAAAATAGCAACAGAAGTTGTTCCCACACCCGTTGTCAAAACGAGCAATATAACTTTTAATGACACAGACAGTGTTGTTAACTATAATAAAAATTTATCATCAACTAATAATCCTCCAGCAGAAGATATTGCCGCGCCAAAAACCATCGACAGACTAGAGAAAATTAGTCAAATTCGAAACGATCAAAGAAAACTTGACGAAGCGGAAGAAGAAGACGATGATGAGGATAAATTGACTATTTTCAGCGATGCACCTTCTTTAAAATTAGATGCTCTAGATGTGCAAGTTTTAGATAATAATCTGTCACTTAAAAAACCACCTGTTTTAACAGGAATTGAAACTTTATAATGCGGTAAAATATTAATATGATTCTTTTGTCTTATATTAATGAATACATATACATTTGTTGGTGCTTTAGTAATCGCAGGATTATACTTACTAATGCGGTTTTTAGAAATGAGATTTATTCTTAAAGAAAATAAACCGTTAAAAATTTTATTACGAGAGGCTGTCATGGTATATTTAAGTGTATTAGGAGGTGATTTCATTATACAACAATTAGAACCATTAAAAGCCACCCTTGGTGCACCCACCGTTTTTACTACTCCTCCTGATTTTTAATCGGCATTATATATATATGTCAGTGAGAAGAGAGAGAATGAAGCAACATGACAGAGAAGTTTTTATAGTGAAACCAAAACCACAACAACCATTTGTTTCTAATGATGATGCCCTTTTAAAACGCAAAAGGAAGTGGCCAATAAATAGACCCCCACCAAAAATATTTCAAGCAACAATTGAACACATCAAACCCGATACTTTAATCAAAGACAATGTTGCAAAAACACGTCGGGGAGGCAAAAACAAACGAAGAAAAACACGAAAAAAGAGAAAACGCCGAAAAACACGTAGAAAAAAAAAACATAAGCGCAGACATAAGCGCAGAACCAATAAAAAATAATTTTATATATGTTAATTTCCATTAATATATATTAAGTACGGGGTAGGTTCTTCAACATTAATCTGTGCGGCATTCTTGGAGGTACATTTTTCCCTACTTCTGGTGGTTCATTAAAATTTCCATAGTAACAAGCGGCGTGAGAAGGCCATTTATTATCCTTACTAACAATATTCCACCAATCACTAACTATATGCCCTAATATATGACTTCTTAGTAAAGTAGGGTTATCTTCATACAATAATAGGGCATCGTCAGCTAATATATATTTTTTCTGCGAATCTTTTTGTTTTTCTTTGATTTGCTTAATAAATGAGTATAATATTTCATCTTTTTTCAACTTTGAAGCTCGCTTTAAAACTCGAAACCACACATCCGTATTTTTAAAAGAATTTTCAATAGCCCATTGATTGCATTTTTCCGTAAATGCTTGCTGCGTAGGAAATCCTTGTGTTCCATTTATACAGTAACTGCAGTTATAATTATATTGTTTAACACCATAAAATCGAGTACATTTTCTACATAAATAATCTTGAAGATATTCTTTTCCGTTCCGAAGAGGCATGATTTATATGAACAGTAATTCATATTAATCTTTAAATTCAATTTTTTATCAAACTACCAATACTAAGTTCTAATAAATTTGCTTTATAAGACAACCATATTCCTTTTATTTAAAATAACTTTTCATTTAAACAAAGTGTATAATAATAAATTATAGCATTATGATTATATCGCATAAGTATAAATGTATATTTATAAGGATTCCAAAAACAGGTTCAACATCAATAGAAACTTTATTAAAAGAATTAGATCCGAATTGTATTTCTTCAGATGAAAGTACACCTCCTTATGGTCATCATAGTGCGAATCAGGTAAAACAAATGATAGATATTAAAATATGGAATGCATATTTTAAGTTTTGTTTTATTCGAGATCCTTATAAATGGTTTTTATCTCAATACTCAGATAATATGAAACGAACCCACGAAATCTCTCCATGGATACATATTTTACTAGATGATAATTATAAATTAAACACACCCAAAAATAATATAATCACTAAAAATGATGCTTGTAAATTATTTTTATTTCTACATCATCATGTAGCATATCATTGTCATAATCATGATACATTAGCTGGCCAATCAATGTATCTAGATGAAAAATTAGATTTTGTTGGAAAATTAGAAAACATTAGTAATGATTTCGAATATATTAAAAAAATATTGGGAATACAAGAATCTTTAAAACATTTAAATAAAAGTAGTTCTAATAAATTATCTTATGATGAAGATGCGCATAAACTTATAACTATTTTATACAAAGAAGACATAAAATTATATAATAAAGATACTGCCTATACTAAGTTCTAATAAATTAAAGTTAACTAACAATGGGCAGTGGCGACTGTATTATCAGTTTCACTTAAATCGGGCATTTTATCTACATCTACAAATTTGGTTTTCCTACCAACTTTTTTACGTGGAACAATATATTTATTGAAAAATGGTCCTGCTAATTGAGCCTGAGGTGTATGTTTATGGACTGTTCTCGCAATCATTTTGTATAACTTGAAATCTGGGTACCTTTCGTCACCGTTTTTCTTGTATAATATATTACGACCTTTGTCATCTTGTGTCCATTCTACCATTAATTTTGCCAAATGATCCATTGGGTCAATATCATTTGGGTCTTCTACAAAATAATCAAATAATGAGCACGCTAATCTACATAGATCAAAACTCATATTAGGTTCTAATCTTGGCTTTTTCGGATTAAAATATGGTTCGCAGTTGTATTGGGTAGCTGCGTCACCTTTTGAATGGTAACTATCACTGCAGATAAAACGACCTTTATATTTATAGATAGCACGTCCAAAATCAATGATCTTGAAGATTTTTCCAAATGTCGGAACTTTATAATATTTTTGATTGTATCGATAATATAAAAATTGCTTTTCTGTTTTTTTAAACATAATATTATTTGTATGCAAATCATTATGAGTGAAATGAAAAACTTTTTGATATATAATTAACATCATGATAATTTGGAATAAACAGGCTCTCCATTCATCGGCGTCCATCTCATTTTCTTCATTTAATAACGAGTCCAATGTCCCATCTAAACACTCTAAGCATATTACTTGTGTTGGAAAATCAAATAACACGCCATTGACTTCTATATCTGAATCAAGGCTAGATATAGTGGAGGATTCTTCTTCTTCGTTGCTACTGTCATCATTAGCAGAAAGGGTATCTTCATTATCTGAGCATTGGGAATGCGTATTTGATGATCTTGAAGAACAAGTCGAATCGGTTTTTCTTGATTGGTTGCGAGGTAAATCAAATTCAAAAACTAGGTCTGGTTGTGTTAGATTACTATTGCTAGAAATATCAGATAAATGAAACACTTCTTTAAAATCTTCATTATTAACAGAAGCAATACTTTTGTTGCTAACATTTTTACCAATATTTAGTTTTTTCTTATAATTTCTTGTATCAAAATCCACTAACATTCCTAGATCAATATTCTCAATTTTGAATTTATCTTCTTGATTTTTATGAAAATATGTTGAATTATGTAAATAATCTATATCATCGGCGACATTATAAACAAATTTTTGCTGAATTCCAAGAAATGACCCAAAGAAATCTAAACCATGGGGGAAATAACAATTATGATATAATTGACTTGTTAAATAAGAAAAGAAACTATCTACATATGCAGAATTATTTGGGTCAAGTACTTTCTTATGACAAATACTTTCATTTAATTCAGGTAATGCGATGCGTTCTATTTCCCCTAAATCTTTATATTTTCCTACCATATATTTTACAGGGTCCAATAATGGAGAGAATTTAAAAAAACATAATTTATTCTCGTTTTTTCCATTGGCATTCACGATACAATTAAATTTATTGCGTTTATCTGTCTTTGACACATTTGCAATATGATATTTGTGATTTAAGTTAAGATTCTTGTAATTAGATTCTTTAAGAGAAAAAAATTGTTTGTAAAGTGGAATATAATTTTGCACATTATAAATTCCTATATCGTTCAGAGAAGTAAAAAGAGTGACATTATCATTTTTTTTATAATATAAGTTAAACATTAGTGTTTATTGATAAAATTTATATAAGCTTTAAACTTATTTATTGCGTAAATTCATATTAATTTTAATATAAATGAAAAATAATATGAATTTGGAATTAAAAAAGTTCGATATGAAAAATATCAAATTTAAATCGAGTGAGACTCAGGGACCCGTTATCGTTTTAATAGGGCGGCGCGATACAGGAAAATCTTTTTTAGTAAAGGATTTGTTGTATCACCATCAAGATATTCCAATAGGAACTGTTATTTCGGGAACGGAAGCTGGAAATGGTTTTTATGCTAAAATGGTCCCTAAATTATTTATTCATGATGAATATAATACTGCTATAATTGAGAATATTTTAAAACGGCAAAAAATGGTTATTAAACAAATAAATAAAGAGGTTGCTGCATACGGAAGATGTAATATAGATGGTAGAGCATTTGTTATTCTAGATGATTGTTTATATGATAATAGTTGGGCCCGAGATAAATTGATGCGTCTTCTGTTCATGAATGGTCGTCATTGGAAAATAATGTTAGTTATAACAATGCAATACCCTTTAGGAGTTCCTCCAAATCTAAGAACAAATATAGATTATACTTTTATTCTTCGCGAACCTTATATTAACAATAGAAAACGCATATATGAAAATTATGCAGGTATGTTTCCAACATTTGAGAGCTTTTGTCAAGTGATGGACCAATGTACGGAAAATTATGAATGTTTGGTAATAGCCAATAATGCTAAATCTAATAAATTAGATGACCAAATATTTTGGTATAAAGCAGATGCACATCGGGATTTTAAACTCGGTTCTAAGGAATTTTGGGAAATGTCAAAAGATATTGGTTCTGACGACGATGAGGAAACATTTGATCCCAAAGCGCAAAGAAAAGGACCACGGATAAACGTCAAGAAAAGTCGCTGGTAATTAAAC